ACTACGGGCCCGAGCACGCCGGGATAGGGCTCGACGGACAGATCAGACGACGTCTGGGCTTCGGACACAACGCCTCCAGGATCAAGCAACGCCGGCACGGACTACACCGATCACGAGTCCGCAACGATAGACCACTCCCCGGTGGGCGTGATCGTCACGACGTTCTTGGCCGTCCCGTCCTTGGGCGTTTCCTGGCCCACGTTGGTGACGTAGCCGGCGCCTTGGAACCTCTTCCCGAACGCCGGGATGGCGAACTGGAAGTTGCAGCGCCGCCGCGCCTTCTGCGCCGTCACGAGCATCGCCTGCGTCGCATCGAGGAGCATGTTTGTGGTGACCTGGCCCTCGCCGATCGACTTGAGCGTCGGGATCGATTCCATATACCCGTTGTCGCTCTTCATGTGCGTCGCATCGGAGACGTTGAGCTTCATATCAAAGCCCGAGATCCCCTCAACCTCCGCGATCTCGGTGAACGTCTCCGTCGGCGTAGCGCCGTCGCCGATCCGAAATACAGTCCCGAACGCGTTCTTTGCCTGAGTTGCTGCCATGTTTGAACCTCCTTGTTCACGAAAAGAATGAGCAAACTACGACGTCGCGTAGTTTGCGGCGACGCGATAGTCGGCCGTTCTGGAATACACCGCGAGATCGTCCTCGTACCCGTCCTGCGGGCCGGGATCCTCAAGCACGATGGAATTGATGTTGACGCCGGCGAACATTCCGCGGAACCCGCCGATCTTCCGGTCGATCGCCTCAAAGGCGGCCTTGGTGCCCTCGTACGTCTTGCCGTAGACGTCCAGCTGGAAGCGCGTATAGGAGAGCCCGGAGGGACCCTTCATGGAGTACACCCGCGGATCAGAGATCACGGTGTACACCACCGCCGGCAAGGTCGGCTTCTGTGGGAGCTGGATCGGATAGAGGCGCGAGCCGATCAGCCCGGACACAACCGGATCGGACACGATCAGCGCGCGGAATGCCTCCTCGACGTACATCACTTCCCCTTCTTGGAGCGGGCAGATAGCGCCTTGGCGAACTCCGCCTGGATCACCTCAGCGAACCTCGCCTTTGCCGCATCGATCTTGGACTCGAACGCCGGACGCAGGAACGGCTTGGGCCGCGCACCGGGGTGCTGCTTGCCGCCGGCGCCGAGGTAGTGCGCACGAGTCCCGAACTCCACCATGTGCGCATAGTTCCGCGGATAGATGTTCCCGGCGATCGACGCGGTCGAGGACGATCCAAGGTGCTTGAGCCGCATCTTGCCGGCCTTGTTCGCCCGCATCCCGAACACCTTGTTGACGATCCGAACGCGGGCGGCCGGGTTCTGCCCAGACTTGGCCTTGTCGGTGGAAGCCACGATCGACTTCCGGAGAGCGCCGGTGCGGATCGGCACGCGACGCCGCGCCTCGTCCCGCATGATCACGGCGCCGGCATAGAGAGCCCGACGCACGGCCGACTGAGTCGCGCGACGCCCGATCAAGTCCATGGCGTCCTTGACGTCAGCCAGGCCGAGCACCACGACATTTCCGTTTGCAACCGACGGCACGCCAGCCCCCTATTCCACCTTCACCTCGAACGAGTGACACTCGAGCACGACGCGGTCGTTGCGATCGGGCTCAGAAACCGAATCGATCTCGTACACCTGCGTCCCGAGCAACACCCGGAGCCGCGGCTCGTAGCCGGCACGCTTGCGAACCTCGAACCGGACCGTCGAACGCGACGAACGCTGATCCGCCGTGAACGACTCCCCGCCCCCCTGAGGCAGCAGCCGCGCCCACGCCTTGAACAGATCGCCGAACTCGTAAACGACCTCGCCGAACGTGTTCTGCGTCGGAACCGGGCCGCGGACGGTTATGCGGCGGTCAAGATTGCCGGCCGGGATGCCCATAGGTTCGGATCACGTGAGAGCCAGGATCGACGCGGCCGTTGTTGACGCGGACCACACACGCTTGACGCAGATCGGAACGACGAAGCCCGACGGAACGCCCACGATCACGACGGTCGTGCCACCCTTCGTCGTCACCTTGATGTTGCCGCCAACGCCGACCCACAAGCCGCGGCATGTGTTGGGCAGATCGGCGCCGTCGTTGGGGGTCACGTCGGCCGCGTCGAACGCGGGAGAATTCAGGCCTGCGACATAACCGGCGAATTGATCAGGCACAACAACCTCCTAGAGAGAACCGTTCCACACCTGAGCCATGAGCTGCGTCACCGCGAACTCCAGCTTTCCAGAAACAACGCCGACCACGACGGTCTCGCGGTTCCGATACCAGTGAGCCACGAGCATCAAGATTGCCTGCTTGACCCGCTTGTCCACGCTCCCCGCGGCAACGCCAACGACGTACTCCACGCAAACCGAATTCCGCTGCTCGCGGCACGCCGGCCAGAACTTCCCGAACGCCGGCACGATGCACGCCGGATCCGACACCTGATCGATCAAGTACTGGTCCGCGGCAACGGTGACCGTCGAACCGTCGACGTTCGAGACGTACGTCACACTTGTAACGCTCGCCAGCGGGGTTCCTTCGAGCCGGAGCGTTCCGCACTCGGGGAACTCGCACCAGTACTGCTGGACGGTCTGCGTCACGAACAGCCGGCCCGACGCGGTCTCGCAATACAGACGCGCGGCCGCGATCGCATCCGAGAACCACGAGTCGTCGTCGTCGATGTCCACGCGGCAATGGAGCTTTGCCTCGGGGACGGTGACGGGCTCGGACGCCGGCGCCGTCTTGATCTTCAGTTTGACGGGCTCGTGTTCCATGGTTCAACTTCGAAAGTCCCGCCCCCGCACGTGACCGCGCCGCCAGGAGAAGTCAGAGGCCGGGGGACGGGCCGACCGCGAAGCGGCCGGAACTTTGGTCGATCAAGATGCAACGATCTCGGCCGCCTTGTCGGCAACGAGAGCCTCCGCCTCCTTGGTCGGGACGACATGCACGCTTCCCACCACCCGAACGCCGCCAGGCCCGGCGCCAAGCTTCAGCATTCGAACGGACCTCGTCGCCGGCGTCGGCTTTACCGGAGCAGCGGCCGGAGCCGCGGCCTTAGGCTTTGCCGATTCGGGCGAAGCGGCCGGAGGGACAGATTCAGACTCGTTCTTTGCCATGGCGGACTCCTTGTGTGAAGCAACTTCTGAAAATGCCGGCGGCCGCTTCCGCGATCGCCGGCACGGTCGTCCTTGACCACTCCCGCCCGATTACGCCGTGCCTTCCGCCGGCGACACGAGAACGCGCGAGTTGATGGTTCCGGAAATCACGTTCGACTGAGGCTTCCGGCGAGAGCGATACTGAATCGCGTAGATCTCGCCGAGCACGGTCGTGGTTCCGCGAACCACGACGGGACGCAGGTAACGCTCCAGCGGCTTGTAGATGTCGACGGCCACAACCTCGTCGCTGGCGCCCGACGTCTGCCCGGAGCCGGCGAGATCCGCCGCGTCCGAGAGATTCGACACCTGGCCCTGCTGGACCTTCATGATGTTGTTGGCGGCCGCCGACGCAATGTTCGTCACGAACAGCACGCCCTCAAAGCCCTGCATGTCGATGACCGAACCGTTCACGGTCGTGGTGCCGTTCGCGGTCGTGTCGGCAACCTTGGTGATCTTGACATCGGTGAGCAGATTCACGTTTGACTCCTTCAGAGATCCCGGCCCACGCGCGATCGCGCGGGCCGGGGGGATTGATGTGCGACAGAGAGAGCCGCCCGAGAGCGGCACGGATCACGCGAGCGTGACGCGGGCGAACGCTTCCTCGATGGTCGGCGCGCCGTCGGTCGTCTTGGGGGCGATGAGGCCGACCTGGTTGCTGAGCGCGTACAGCTCGTCAAGCCGCTTCAGCTCGAGCTGCAGCGAGTCGACGATCCAGTAGAAGCGCCAATCGGCATAGATGCCGACGTAGAGCCCGGTCGTAAACGTGTTGGGAACCCACTCGCTCTCGGTGACCGGGCTTCCGAGCAGGATGTCCGGCTGCCCGGCGACCATGGACTGCTGCCAGATAAACTGGCCGGTCGAGTCCTTGATCTTCCGGATGTTGGACATCGCCGTGCGATGGAACATCCACTGAGCGTTCCGCCGGTACGCCTTCTTCAGAGACATCTGAGCCGAGATCAGACCGTCGAAGGTGATCGCCGTCGATGTGTTGCCGGTCGCAACGTCACGCGCCGTCGAGATCCCGTCGGACGACGCCGTGAACACGCCCAACGGCTGCCCGGCGCCGGAGCCGGTCATGAAAGCCTGCTCCTCGAGCTCGCCCGAGTCACGCGCGATTTCCGATCGCACGATGTCCTC